CGCCGCCTGTGCGGCGCTACGACGCGGTGCTCTGCAGCGACGTGCTCGAACACATCCCCGAGCCCGAAGTCGACGGCTTCCTCGACACGCTCGTGGAGCACGCCGACAAGTTCGTCTGGGCCAGCGTCTGCTGCAGGCCCGCGAAGAAGTCCTTCCCGGACGGCACGAACATGCACGTGACCGTGCAGCCGTTCGAGTGGTGGCAGGCGAAGGCGGCGGCCGTGGCGAAGAGCGCCGGCATCCCCTTCTACATCGTCGAGACGCCGTGAGGTAGTTGTGGGGATCGGCGACGAAATCATGGCGGCCGGCGAAGCGCGCCGGCTCCGCGAGAAGACGGGCAAGGCCGTCATCATCGTCAATCGCATCAACCGGCCGATCTGGTCGGAGGTGTGGGAGGGCAACCCCTACATCCTGCGCAGCTACCCGCTGATCCAAGGCACGTATCTGCGCATGGTCAACGCGGGCGGTGCGCGGCCCTACATCACCGGCAAGACGCCCGAACGCTGGACGTGGAAGCCGTACAAGCCGGTCCCCGCCCAGATGTTCTTCACCGAGGCCGAGCTGGCGCGTGCGCGCTTCGCCAAGGGCGCGGTGATGCTCGAACCGAACGTGAAGGACATCGGCCACACGAACAAGGCGTGGATCTGGGAGCGCTGGGAAGAGCTGGCGTACCGGATCCGGAAGGAACTGAAGCTCGACACGCTGCAGTGCCTGCCGGCCGGCGCCAAGGCCCTGACGCACGTTCGCACGCTGCCCACGCCGCGCTTTCGGGACGCTGCTGCGGCGCTGCACGAGGCGCGTGCCTTCGTGGGCACCGAGGGCGGCCTGATGCACGCTGCAGCGGCCGTGCAGACGCCTGCCGTGATCCTCTGGAGCGAGTTCATCAGCCCCGAGATCACCGGCTACGACACGCTCGTGAATCTGCGACACGCCGGCAAGCCCTGCGGCCTGCGCACGAACTGCCCGGGCTGCAAGGCGTCGATGGAAGCAATCACCGTGGATGAGGTGCTGGAATCACTGAAGGGGATCTTGAAATGAAGCACGTGGATGGATGGCACTGGCCCGACAACGAGCAGCATCTGCTCGACTGGCTTGCGAACCCGAAGGGCCGCATGATGCTCAACGGGCGTCTTGCGTACCAAGGCAAGAAGCAGCAGGCGCTGCTCGATGCGTGCCCCGCCGATCGGCGCCGCACGTTCATCGATGTCGGCGCGCACATCGGACTGTGGAGCTACAACTTCTCGCACTGGTTCAAGACCGTCGAGGCATTCGAGCCGGTGGCGATGCATCAAGACTGCTTCCGCAAGAACGTGCTGGGCGTGCTGGGCACGGGTCAGGTAACGCTCAACCCGTTCGCGCTCGGCGAGAAGCCCGGCAAGGTGCGCATGATCACGGGCCCCGCGAGCACGGGCGACACGCGCGTGGACACGAGCCACATCAGCAACAGCGCGCTCGTCGAGATGCGCACGCTCGACAACTACAAGTTCGCCGACGTGGACGCGATCAAGATCGATTGCGAGGGCTTCGAGGAATTCGTGCTGCGCGGCGCCGAAGAGACGATCGTCACGTGGCGGCCAGTGATCTGCGTCGAGCAAAAGCGCGACATGGCAAAGCGCTTCGGCCTACAGTCGCTGGGGGCGGTCAAGTACCTCACGACGCTGGGCTACAAGACGGCGCAGGAGATCAGCGGCGACTTCATCATGGTGCCGGCATGAGAGTCTTCATCGGATACGACTCTCGCGAGGACGCCGCAGCGATCACTGCGGCCCGGTCGCTTAAGAAGGTGACGAACGGGCAGATCGAGCCCGAGCTGCTGAAGTCGGCAAGGCTGTACGACCAAGGGCTGCTCTGGCGCCCGGTCGATCAGCGTGGCAGCGAAGACTACGATCTCACCAGTAACGAGTACACCAGCACGCGCTTCAAGAACACGCGCTTCCTCGTGCCGATGCTCTGCCAGAGCGGCCATGCCCTCTTCGTCGATTGCGACGTGGTGTTCCTGCGCGACCCTCGCGAAATGCTCGACGAGGTGCTGGGCGCGCAGGCGCTGTACGTCGTGAAGCACCACTACCACACGGGCGAGCAGTGGAAGATGGTGAACCAGCGGCAGAAGTGGTACCCGCGCAAGAACTGGTCGAGCGTGATGCTCTTCAACTGCGATCATCCAGCCAACCGCAGGCTGAGCCTGCGCGACGTGAACGAGCGCACGGCGCAGCGGTTGCACTCGTTCTACTGGCTGAGCGACGCCGAGATCGGCCTGCTCGATCCAGCGTGGAACTGGCTGGTGGACGTGCAGCCCCAACCGAAGAATCTGGGCATCGCCCACATGACGCTCGGCGGGCCTTGGATCGACGGCTGGCGTGGCGGCAGCTTCGACGAGCAGTGGCTGGCAGCAGCCGCGCTCGCACCGTAATCGCCATCAGGAGATCGACATGGCGACGAAGAACTGGATTGCAGGAGCGACGAAGAACAAGGGGGGCTTGCATCGCAGCCTCGGCGTGCCGGAGGGGCAGAAGATCCCGAAGGCGAAGGTCGCGGCCGCAGCGAAGAAGGGTGGCAAGGTGGGCAAGGAAGCAAGGCTCGCCGAGACGCTTGGAAAGATGCGCAAGGGCTGACAGACGGTTGATCTGGACCGACGAACGGGCGCTGCGGCGCCCGTTTTCTTGTGCTACGTTACGGGTCACGTTTGACGTGACCAGTAACGCGTGGTAAAATGCAAACAGCGGTCGCAATGGTGCGGTCGCATCAAGGGAGTTTGCAATGAACGACTACGTTGTGGTGAAGAAGGAAGGCAGCGCGTTCCGCATGAGTGACATGAAGCTCGTCGATGTCGTGCACTTCGAGGTGCAGCACACCGACGGTAAGATCGCGTGGACCGGCAAGAGCTACTACGCATCCGCTGGGGCGCGCAGCATCGCTGGGCTCAAGCTGGCGGCTACGAACATGGCGAAGCGCTACCAAGCGCACTTCGATCGGACGGGCCAGCGCTTCGAGGTGGAAGAAGAGAAGAAGCGCCTCGCCGCCCGGATCGCGAAGCAAAGCGCAGCCCGAATCGAGCGGCTGAAGAAGGAGATCCCCGCGCTGCAGGCCGAGCTGCAGGCCGCCGAGCGCGGCGCCCGCTTCGATCTGGCGCGCGGCAAATTCGTGGTGGAAACATGAAGCGCTGGAACAAGCCAGTGAGCCGGGAGACGGGCGCGATCGTCTTCAGCAAGGGGGCCAAGGCCGTGATGGTGACGATCCACGACACCTTCATCGAGCTGCGGCTGAAGGGCACGCGCACCCGCGAGGTGGCCGACATCGCATCGATCTACCGAGGCGCGGTGCGCGAGCGAGTGTTCAAGGAAGCGGCCGAGCGCCGCAAACGGAGGAAGAAGTCATGAGCGCACCCCACGCGCGCCTGTTTGAACTGCTCGAAGGCATGGCGCGTTCGACCGAGGGCATGGACCGCAATCAGCGCGGCTACCACATCGCCGAAGGCTGGAACGCGGCCATCAAGCAAGTCATGGACTACGTTCGCGGAGGCGCGCTGGCCGAGCCGCCCGCCCTGCCTGAAGCGCAGATCGATCTCGTGCGCAAGGCGCTGAACCGGGCGTGGCACCTCGGCCAGAGCTACTGGGTGGACGCGGACCATGAGTGGCCATCGCGCAACCGTCGTGCCGAAGAGACGCGGGCCAAGTTCGAAGCGCTCGTCGAAGAAACCTGTGCCGCTCTCGAAAGGAAGCAACCATGAGCAAGGCCAAGCTGGAAGGCGCGATGACGAACGCCGAGCGCCAGCGTGAGTGGCGCGAGCGTCAGCGCAAGGCGAGGCTGGTGCGCGTCGACTGCTGGGTCAAGCCCAGTCAGCGCGAGCGACTGAAGGCGTACGTCGCTCGGCTGAACCGCGAGGCTTAGGGCGCGGACTGCGCTGGGGGTTTGGCAGCCTCCAGCGCGGCGATCGACGCCACGGCCCGGCCGCGCACCGTGTCCAGCTCGGCGGGCGTGAGATCGCGGCCCTCGGCCTGCGCCTGAGCGACCAGCGCTTGAATGTCTGCAGCGTGCTGCAGCGCGATCGTGACGAGCTGCAGCGCAGCGGCGACTCCGGCACCCATGTCAGTTCCCCTTCGTGGCGAGGTAGGTCTGCATCGCAGTGAGCACTGCGATCGTGGCTTCCAGCTTCGTCGTCGCGCTGGGCGCCGTGCACGTGGCCGGCGACCCGGGCGGGCAAGCCTGCGTATAGAGCGACCGGGCGAGATCCAGCCCCTGCACCGCCGCCTTCGTCGTAGCGACGACGTTGGCCTTGTCGCTGTCCCCCAGCTTGCCTTGGTTCACGAGCGCCGTGGCGCCCTGTGCGACGGCATCGACCGTGGCGTAGCCGGCGGCCAGCTTCTTGTTGAACGTGTCGGCCGGCGAGAGCCCGAGCTGGGCGCAGGCAGAGACGCCGATGACGAGCGCCGTCGCGAGCAGCGCGGCGACGGTCGGGATGTGGAAGAGACGCTTCACGGTGTAGCTCCTGTGGTCGTGGTGGGGGCTGGCGAAACCGAAGTCGTGGTCGTGGTCGACGTGCGCGCGGCGTTCGCGTCGGCGCGCGTGCGCAGATCGCTGGCCGAGCTGCGGCCGAAGAGGTAGCCGATGATCGTGCCGAAGGCCAGCGTGAGGGAGC